GGCCAGTCGCCCACGCTTGGGGGTCGGCTTCCGTCTTAAATAGTTGAGCACTAACAATGTATCTAGTGTCTGTGGCCTGCTCGATCTTTGTAGATAATCTTCCATCTGGATACTCCTTCCAAAACTTCTCTAGTCGGCTCTCGACTGTTTCATAATCTGCTAAGTTAAATGCCATTAGTCATTCCCCCAGGTAAAATTGACGTCGGCTTCTGCATCAAGGACTGTCTGGTATATCGAAATGTAAGCAAGTGCGTCGATGATCGAGTCACTGTGACCTGGAGATTCAGTAAGCCTAGAAACCTTGACGAGCGCCATACATAATGCGACTTGACTAGGCGTAACTGGATGGTCGAGGTATGCCGACCACAGTTCACTGATCCTTTTATGGTTTGTGTAAGGGTGACCATAGACCGATCCCCTTGTATGCACCAGGTCGACAACATCAGCTAGCAGCTTCTCAGTTTTTGTCATAGTCAAATACCTCATCTGACTTTATTTTGTTTTGGATCATCCTGCGGTGCATATCCCAGCCATCTTTACGGCCTCGCCAATAATGGGTTTGCTTTAGATCATCAATGCGTGTTACCAATAATAACCACGCCATACTCAGCCCTATAAATAAATATATTGCTAGTTCTAGTGTCATTTTGTAGCCCAATCTATGCGCACATACTTTGTGGCACAGGCATAGTGTTGCACCTGTGTACGACTTTGTGGATAGTTTAAGGGTGTTTTTGTATAACGATTAGATAACGTTAATATCTTCGAGGTCATCGATATGGTCGTCGATGGTGCGGTCGGCGTACTCTGTATTAAGCCCCATAGTGTTTGCCTAATGCTGTAAATGAGCCATCCTTGTTTATTGGCACCAGGGTTGGTGTCAGGGTCTTACCTATGGCTTCTAGTATAGCAATACCCATCTGCCAATTAGCGCTTCCATAGCGTAAATAAGAGGCTTTTTTCCTATCCATAAGATTACCTACCTCAACCCCATATAAGGCCCTGTAATGGCTTCCTACGCCCTCTGCATAGGCACTCATACCTAGTCTGTGGGTGTGGCCACACAATACAGATTTACCCCATTTTTTAGCCAGGTTGAGAGCTGTGATACCTGCGTGCTGAGACATATTGCCTTCATCTCCGTGAGCTAACATCCAGCCTGGGTGAAACTCATAGGCGGTCTTGTGGTACTCCATACCCATATCCTTAAAACCCATAAAGGCTGGGTACTGTAGTTCGGGTAGGCTGATTAAGCCAGGGACTTTTAGTAAAGTGTTATAAAGGCGATCAGTATGATTACTGCGGATAATATGACACTCTCGGCTGTACTCACTGAGATCCCACAATATCGACTTAGTAAGTTCCCGATCATCGTGAATGGTTTGCCGATAAGCCAAAGGTGTGCCCTCAGCCCACTTGCTAATTGTATTAAAATCAATTTCATCCCCGACCACCAATACTGAATCAAACTTCTCCCGCCTTGCTAACTTGATAACATTCTTTACAGCTGCCTCGTGATGGAATGGTACCTGCAGATCGCTGATTACCAGGTAGCGCTTAATCTTCTTCCTCGTCTGGAGTAGGGATGCGTGGGATAATTCCATCATCGCCGACTACCCAGTCTGGCATTGACTCTGGACTATCCATTAGATATAGGGCTACAGACTCGCTAAAACCTGCTTTGCGTGCAGCTTTAAACATCTCGTGTTTAGCAATATAAAACACCTCTAACTTAGATAATGGGTCAGGTGTTCTACGCACCCTGCGCCGATTTATCTTCTTACGTTTACGAGTAGTAGACATAATTAAATTATCGCTTACTGATTAAAACAAAGAGATCATCGACACGCTGTTCGAGTCTTGTTATCTGATCCTTCATACTAGATCCACCATTAGGGCGCAACTCATTAAGCCAGCCTCTAACTAAAAAACGTAATCCTATTAGCACGCCTGATAGCACGCTTATAACGCCAGCGCCAAAGCCAGCCCACTCTCCAGGACTCATTTTTCATTAGCACCGATGCCATAGGCAATATCGGATTTATCTAAAGCCCTAGCTGCTGGCCCTGCGAGTGCTGCAATTACTACAGACAGCGCTGGGTCTAAACCTAATTCATTACTTGCTAAGAATGTTAAGAATGATACCAATACGCCACGTGCGTATGACTTTAGTATCGCCTTCTGTTTTTTGCTTATCTTCATATCTTGCCCCCTATTAGTGGTATATCGAACGGCCTTGCATCTGTGTCGCCTAACTTTGTGAAGCTAATGTGTATGTGTCGCTTGTGTGGATTAATGCCTTTGTACTTACGCCATTTCCAATTTAATATCTTTGAGCATATTCTCCCGTTATAGATGACGTATGATAAGCGTGGATCCGATTTGGCTGCGATTCTGATCTGGTCAGCCAGATAAGGTGCGAGGCTGTCGGATGACTCCAACCGAGCATTAAGATCAAGACCTCTGACCCACCCGTGTTCGTCTGGATTATGATCCGATTTTCTGGCGGAGTGACGACTATCGCCCAGCCATCCTTCTGGACTCTTAGTACACCTATCTGGAAACCACGTATCAACTTGATCTCTTAACTGCACACCAGCTGCACATAGTTTAGGTTTCATTACAAACCTAGAGCTTTTAAATCCTCAGTAGTTAATCCAAGTGCTTCGAGTTTAGATTCGGCTCCTGCTTTGGCTGCTGCTTTGGCTGCATCCTGCTCTGCTTTCCAAGCATCATATTGAGCAAAGCCATCTGTAAATTGTTTTTTAGTTATTGGCTCACACTCTAAAAACTTAATGCTTTCATAATCATCGCCTACAATATACCAACCGCCATTAGGAATTAACATTGATAAAACATCTCCACCATTAGCCATAATTATGCTCCTATTTCCATTAAAGTAATCCTAGATGGGTAGCCTACGTTAACACTTACTTTGGCTGCGGCTGCATTATTTCTAAATTGTGTTTTGTAAGTTATTGCGGATGTTGTGTTTGGCGCATCTAATTTCATAAGTGTAAGTTCGCCGTACAAAATTAATGATGTAGCAGTGTAAAATCCTGAAACATCATCAATACTTGTTGAATCTCTCATAAGTCGCACAATTAAACCACTCTCAATATCTCCTGCGTCTTTATAGCCGTGTTGTTTAACAATAACTAAAATTTTGCTACTGGCTGAAGATGGAGTAATGTTTGCTGTTACATTTGTATCCTGAAAAGTAGTTGTGGAATTATCAACTTGAGTTGAATAAGAGCCTTCAACAACCTGTAACACTTTGCCACCACCAGCAGGTGCAGCCCAAGTAGGAACACCACCAGCAACAGTTAATACTTGACCTGTAGTACCAATTCCAAGTCTGGCTGGTGTTGATCCGCTTGATGAATAAATAGTGTCGCCCGTAGTAGTCATTGGGTTAGTCATACCTGTTGTATCTAGGTTTGCCCAAGCACTGCCTGTGTAATAAGTGGTTACGTTTGTATCTTTAAGATATGCAAAGTTACCTTCTTGCGGTGATGTTACAGCTGCATCTCTAGCAGCAGCACTGGCAAACACCCAAACACCCTGCATTAAGTAGCCATCAACATCGGCTGCGGTTAATACCTCGCCTGTCGTAAAGTCCTTAAATCCTAATCCTGCTGCCATTGTCTCTCCTTAGTAACTGAGCACATTATAGTCTAAAGTGCCATAGATATTGTTATCTAAAATTAGGGCGTCGATTACTGGCTCCAGCGTAGTAAAGATGACCCTAAAACTGTTTGGGGTAATGACGTTTTGCACGCCAAATATCTGCAAAGTCTTGTCCAGGGTAGAGCCACCTGGTTGGGTAGTGACCACTCGAATTGGATCAAAGAAATCTAGGTCTAGGGCTGCAATAATGCCTGCATTGTAGTTAGGTGTATACAAGTCTAATTCTATGGAATCGCATCGCACGCTGGTCTCAGCACGGCTGGCTGTATAAGCCTGAGCATAATCTAGAGCTACGGCATCGGTTTGCATTAGCAAGTCTTGTATCTGAAAACTATGTATAAAGTATTTGTCTATTGAGGCTTGGTTAATAGCAGTCTGTGGCGTGCCACCTGTCCTGGTAACAGTAGATGAGTTGAATACGAGTGTGTCATCTAGTTTCCAATTAGCATTAGCATAAGCAATACCTGTGCCATTATCATTAAAGGTAGTTACTGTGCCACCTATTGATCCAGCAGTTACAGCTCTATCTTGAAATACAAACTCACCATCTGCGTTTACATAAAGTGCGCCATATTCTGAACTAGCCACAGTTTGCATAGCCCCTAGTGAGGTGCGTAATGTGCCTGGATCATTTTGCAGTGTAGTTAAACCTGCATCAATATCCCGCATTGTTGCTGGCCAGTCAATTTGATCTAATATCTGATTTATACGTGTGCCTGATAGGTCACCAGCACTAGCACCTGCCACAGTAGTTATCTGGGCATTGTTGGCTAACCTTGAAGCATCTACAGCTTGTATGGTTGTGTAAGCCACTTCTGTAGCATCTTTAGGCTGGGTATTAACATAGCTTGTGATAAAGCCAGAAAATATAGGGTATGTAGTAGCACCATAGGTTGCAGTGATCTGCACCTTTTTCATAGGCGTTAGATCTGGAGCGTAGGGGCTTAATGGATTAGTTGGGTTAAAATCGCCATTTTGATCTACTATGCGCAGTGTTAATTGGCCTGTCTGAAATTGGTCAAATAAAGGATTACGGCCTCTTGTAGTTTGTATAAAATTGATTTGATTTGACACGTCAACAATAATGGCTGCTGAGTCTTCTAATATGTTTACGTCTAATATACCAGTATCTAATATCATAGCCTGAGCAAAAGCTGGCCCAGTGCTAAAATTTATGTAAGCGTTAACTACTGGGACTGTCATTGTAATAATATGACGGAGCCACGAGGCACTACGCCATTACCTAATTTAATTACATTACCTACAGCATCTTGGATATAACGCTCTAAATCTTGCTCACTACTTAATACTGCGCCAGTATTTACAGTGGTATTAATTACTGTTGGTGCTGCTGCTGCGGCAGCTGTAGTTGCACTAGATGGCATACCACTACTTGGCACTGCATATGGACCTATACCTGCTGCAAAATCATCGGCCATTTTTTGTAATCTTGCAGACATACCAGCCAAAGCCGCTGCCCCGCTTGCAGTATTACCCATAGCGATTGATTGTTCATAGAGATTCTTAAAGATTTGATCGTACTTGCTAGGCAAAGTATTAAGGGCGTTAGCAGCATTGTTAGCGCTATCGGCCAACAAATCCGCAGCTGACTTGGCGTTTAATTCTGCATTGTATTTCTTAGCCAGGGCTTCGTTATTATCCAATATGGCTATTTTAGACTGTATGCGTAGTTTAGTCTCAGCATCAGTAGCTTCGCCCAATGCCTTCATTAAGCCTATGCGCTCAAGATCAAATTGCTCGGCTAGTTTATCCACCTCAGTTTGCTTCTTATTTTTTGCATCTAATAAGGCTAATTCTCTTTTTTTCTGCTCTGCTAATTTATTTTCTAAACGTAATTGTTGGCCAAATATCCGAGCCGATGCACGGCCTTGTGCATTGTCTGGTGCGTTTGCGCTTCTGGCGTTACCTGCAATACTGACAGCTCTTTGCAAGGCTAATCCGCCTGGCTGTAAACGTATTAATAAATCACCTAAACCGCCAGAAGTTACTTTTCTAGCCAAACCATCTAACTTGCTTATTAATAAACCTACGCCATAAATTGCATCACTTGTTGATTTGGCAAAGGTGTCCATTTGATCGGCAGCATCTTTTATACTTCTATCTTTGCCTAATAAACTTATAGCATCTAATAAACCTTTGCCAATTTCTTCTTTAGCATCTTCCGTGGCAACTCTAAGTAAATCCATTTTGCCTGCATAGGTAGTTAATCTAGCCTGTGCTTGGCCAGCAAATTTTCTGTTTAACTCACCTAAAATTTTATCCATATCACCAGTTTTTAAGGTGGCTTTGCTAAGGCCTGCACCTAGCCTAGTTAATCCTGTTGTGTTGCCTGAAAATCCACGTGTTAATGCTGCGCTCACCTCTGTTAAAGATCGACCAGTAGCAGCACTTACATTTAATGCAGTATTTAACGCTTCTTGGCTCTTAGTAATTGATCCTGTAGCTGTAAGTAATTGCTGGAATGCTGGGCGCAGTTGGTCATCTAATACGCCAGTAACTTTTTGTAAATTGGCTATGTAATCCTCAACTGCTGGTGCGCTAAATGCAAAGCCAGTATTACGTAATTGCACTTCTAGGGCTTTGGCTGCCTTCTCATCGGCTGCAAAGGCTTGTACTGCTCGCTTGCTGAATTGGAATAGTTGTTGAGCACCAAAGACGCCAGCAAAGGTTTTGCCTAGCTTATTTACTTGCTTATCAAAGGCTGATATTTCCTTCTTGCCTTTATTAAGTGCTTTACCATTCCAAGTGGCTATTGCCGAGACTACTACGTTGGCCATTATGCTGCCTTCTTGATATCTGTTGACTTGTTAAATTTAATAGCTGTGGCGTTGATTGCTCCTAGTATTGATTGATAAATCTTGCCACTATCTTGCGCCCAGGCCTTATAGATTAAACGGCCTTTGCTCTTGCGGCCACCACCACGTACGCCTTTAATCTTTGGCTGTGAAGTTAATCCTGGTAATGCAGTGACAAATTGATACCCAGCAAATGGGTTATTGGATGCGTACTCTTTAGTAGATTTATTGTAAGTGTACTCACGTGCTCTGACTTTACCTTCGAATCCTTGCACTTTGCCAAAGGTTGTGCCAGGTAGGCTTGGATCGATTTGCTGAAATGGCGCTCTACCTTGTGGGTTTTTACGGCCAGCGGTTTCATATATGCGACCTGGTGCGCTTACGTTGTAAACATAATTGCTAACCTTAAATCCATTTTTAAATGTGCGATTATCGCCAGCGTTATATCCAATACCAGCCTTAACTGTGCCAGCATCATATTTAGGGAATGGGCGGTAGTTAATGTTCGGATTAGGCTCTTTAGTCCAGCCAGATAACACCTCGGAGTTACTAGGCACAAATCCTCTAGCCTTAATAGCCACACTGCGCATTAAAGGATCAATAGCAGTTTTAATGCGATCTTGTAAATCTTTATCAATAAACTTTAGGCCTGAAAGGACATCCTTAACGCCTACGACTTCTGCTGGCATTTCGAATCTCCTTAGCTCTATCGGTTAGCACTTGTATAATTGCGCTATACATTTCGCTATCCATATCAATAAATTCTCTAGGCGGTATCCCAGTCTCTACGCTCAACTGTGCGATGCTGTAAAGGATTGAATCCCGCTGGATTATTTTTTTTCGTCGTCTAGTACCTCGACAGTTTCTAGGCTGTCAATAAACTCAATTCCCCACAAAGGTATCTGAGCACCAGCCCTGCGTAAGCATTCATAAGCAAGCCAAAAAATCTCTGTTTGCCTTTCGTGCTCACGCAAGACTTTGCTAATACCTGATCCATACTTCAATTCGAAAGCGTACTCGACACCTGGTGTTATCTTGTGCTCTGTAACTTCACCATTAGCCCTTGTTATCTTTAGCTTTGCCATTACTACTCCTTAGTTAGAATGCCACCGATGATGACACTGTGATTGCGGAGTTTACTGTAAATGTGATAGATGAGGTAGCAACCTCGGCTACGCCACCCTGACCGATTGGGGTCAAGTTATTTACAAGTACAGAGAATTGGTAAGTAGGGTTTGTAGCTGATACGGCAGTGCCTTTAACAGTGATTACTGATACTGATAAAGTCTTGCCAAAGGCTGCGCTCAGTGTCTCGTTGACCTGAGATGCTGCCCAGTCATTGATAAAGTCAATAGTGAATGTGCCTGATTGTAGACCAGCAACAAACTTGTGTGCTGTGTCACCCATAGCGGTTACTTCTAACTCATCCACGATCTGATTAATTACGGCATTAGTTACGTATGAGCTAATGTCGATAGATGGTGTGGTTGGCGCAGCATTGGTAGCCAACTTAACACCTACGTTATTGTTTAAATAAATTGCCATACTTTATTCCTCGTCTTTCTTAGTTTGTGCAGTTGGTTTTGGTGCGCTTGCTAATTGGCCTGTCTTTTTCAAGAAGGCTAAGTCTTCTTCGTGTGTGCTCATTTTAACTCCAGCTCGTTAGGATTGATACTGTTATTTCTGATGTTAATAAATCTCCACTAGCTGCGTTAGTTATAGCTGGAGCGGAGACACTTGATATATTGTAAACCAGGGTAGATGCCGCTAGTTTAGTTACTACTGCCACAATAAAATCTTCTATACCTTTTAGGTTGCCTTGATTGTCAAATGCAGGCGTGGTTATTAAAATCTTAAAATTAGCCAGAGGTGCTATACCTGTTTGGCTATTATTGTTTGGCTCTATGTAAGGATCGCTAGGTGTTACCACTACGCTGTTAGCCAATAAAGTTGCAGGTGGGAATGCAAAGGTTGACCATACGCCATTGTTTGTTAAAGCGGTTGCTAGTGTTGTCCGCAGTGTGGTTATCGCTGCCATTAGCCGACCAATGATGCTGGAGCTGCATACGGCTGGATGAGACCTCTGACCCTGTTTATGAGTTGGAAACCCATTTTGTAAGGACTTGCAGATATCCCATCCATACCGACCCCACCAGTCTGGCTCACTTGACGTGCCTGCCAGATATCAACGGCAATAATCATCGCCGCTTCCCGAATAGCGGGGGTTTGCGCATAATCGACCTCTTTAGTGTCTTGTCCAGATGCTTTACCACTTGGAATAATGCGATGGAATGGATCGTCTGCGTGTGTTTTTGCAAACTGAATGAAAGAATATCCGTTAGGGAAAGAGTAATTATTAAAGAATGACCAGAATGCGGTGCTAATACTTACTGGGATTGAAATGCCAGGTATTGTGCTAGTGATTACGTGGTTTCCTCCATAGGTGGAGCCACAGCCCTCTATGGCTACGCTTTGGCCTTTAACAAATATGCCTGGGTTTGCTAATACTAATGTGGCGACATTATTTTGTAATCCAGCGGCCACTACTGGTGCATCGTTATACCATAAATACTGTTTGAGCAGATCTTCACTAGTTTGGCAGACTTCTTCCACTACGGCATCAGAATAGAGAGAGCCAATTCCAAGATTAGCTCTCAGTTCAGTTTTGGTCACAAAACTAGCTGGCACTCTCTACTCCTTTGCTAATAGCTCTCTGGGGCTAGGGCTACTAAACCCCAGAGATTACTGATTGGTTAATGGGTCTTATCAGGTCTTCTTGTACTTGATAATTCCGTTAGGCATCTTGGCGATTGTTGCCATATATCCGTAGATTGCTACCTGTACTTGTAGGTTTGATACTACGTTAACAGACATATAAGCCTGTGGTGAGCGATATACAGTAAATGCTTCTGGTGCAAGAATTACAGCAGAATCATCATCAAATGTAGTTGCTGAGAAGTTCTTGTCTACATATAGATCAAGTCCTAATACTGAGCCACGGATTGATTGTGGACCAACTTGGCCTGCTGCGTTCATTGGTTGCAAGGCGTTAAATACTGGTCGCTTTGTTGTATCTTGTGCACCGATCAACGCACCCCATTGTGCTGGGTTAGCGATGTAATTCTGTGCAAAGTAACCTGTGTTTGAGTAGATAGTACGTGCACCTTCTGTAGTAAATGCAACAATACCATCTAGATCAGCAGATGTATTTGTTCCGTTCATACCAGCTGCAAGTAACGCTGTTAATACAGTTGTATCGATTGTCTTCAAATAAGCTAGAGATAGCTGATTTGTCAACTCCTCATAAAATCCAGGATAACCGCTGCGCTCAAGGAGCTCAACTGAAAGTGTGTTCATACCTGAGTATTTTGATACTGTGCCTGTTAAAAATGCGCTGACCATATCTGTATTGGCAACTGCGCCGCCTTCGGCTTCAACAGTTACAGTTGGTGCTACACCAGTTCCACCACCAGCAGAAGTGACAAGTGAAGGTACATTGATTGTAAGACCTGTTGGGGGCAAAGTTCCCTGTGAGCAGGCATCAATAGCAGGTGTTCCAAAGCGTGTATTAGTTACAAACTCTGTTAGATATTGTGTTGGATTAAATCCTAATCCGTTGTTAGCGAAATCATCGGCAGCTGCAATAAATAGCTTTGAGTCATCGTTGCCTAATGCTGCTTTGATTTTGTGTTCTGTGTATCCACCCATTGATTGAATAGGTGTGCGCACTTTTGTAGAAATATATGGTGCTGTAATTGTAGGGCGAGCAGCTTCTACTGTAGGAGTAGCAGCCTCGACCTCTGTGCTTTGTGGCTCTGGTGCTTTGTCTTCCACAATAGCCTCGCTTTCTTTGGTTTCGATTGGTGTCTCTGCTTCGTTTTCACTAGCAGCAACTTTAGTTACTTGCGCAGCTGTAAACGCTGGCGATTCGACTAGGCTAACCTCACGTAGAGTTGCGCTAGTTACATATAAATAATCTTTTTTCTGTACAGACTTGTTTACATCTACGCCTACTGATAATCCGTCGATTAATTGCTCACCTGCAAGGATTAAAGCATCTTGACCTTGCATTGATGCACTGATCTTAAATGATGCGTAGATACCATCTTCTGCCTGGTTAAATTTTTGCATACGACCTATTGGCTTTTCTGGTCTGTGCTGCATAAGCATCTTGACTTTGCCTGGATCGCCTATATCGATTGATCCTTTAGCAAATACCACCTTGCCGACAGAAGTATTGCCCACTTCTTCGAATGGCACGATCTTGCCAGCGATAACTCTGCGCTCTGTATCGGCAGCTTCTACCTGGCTACTGAATGTAAGTATCATCTTCTACTTCTCTTCCGTTAGGTGTTAGGCTTTCCATTTCTTTTGCATCATCTATGTCAATTAGACCTAGAGATAACATTTTTTCTATTGCTTCTAGTCGTTTCATTGTGTCTGCACGTAAAAATGATTCTTCAATACCAAACTTAACTACGTGGCCACGTGGGGTAATGTCATCCATAGACAAACGATCTTCAATAGCACAAATAAATGGCTGTAGTGAGTATGCGACAAATTCTTTGCGACCATCAATGATGTTTTGATAGGTCATACTATTATTCATATCTGCTGAAATGTAATACGCAGGTACGTTCATAGCTCTGGCTATTTGTGTTGCTAGATATTGTTGTGCTTCGTTGTACATCATATCTTTAGGAGAAAACCCTGTGGTTTCATATGATAATGTGCTAGTTAAATATGCTGTGCTTCTGTTTTGTCTGCTTTGCTTCCATTGTGCTAATAATCCTGATACTTGGGCTTCTGGTAAATCTGCGCCAGTGTTTTTAATGTAGCCAGATGGCATAGGTGTTTGTGCAGATACAGCTGCGGCCTTTTCAATATCTAATGCTGATTGAATTGTGCGTGATGCAGTGTTTAATACACCTTGCGTTAATCCTTGAAATGTAATTAATGACCCAATACCTGTCATTGGGGCTCTTACGCCATCTATAAAGTATTCTTCTATTTCTGTGCCAAATTTATTGGTTGTAAATGTAACTCTATTGTTTGCTACCCACTCAAATCGTGATGGTCTTAAATCATCTGCATATAATTCTGTAACTTTCCAATATGCAACGCCATAAAACAGCAAACTATCGACAGTCCAAGAAATGGTGACGGATCGTGGTTGTCGATAGTCTGGCTGGTCTAGCCACAGAGGGTTCCCCAACTCCTCACCATTAGACTTTTTGTAAAGTTTTAATGGCAAGTAAGAAACTACACCAGCTATAAGATTTCTGCAACGGCTAACTGCAGGTACTTGCATCGCAAAGTTGCGATCTAATCCACCAGGGAAGTTACCAACACCAGTTGTAAATGAACCATAGCCATAAGCTGTGTCCATAATGGCAGGGGCGTATTGCGCTTGGACAGATTCAGTTTTTTTGGTTATACCCAAAGCAGACAATAGACCCATATGTATAT